GGATAGGAAAATGAACGAGAAGGTAATCACGAGGAGCAGTGGTCTGAAGCTGTGAACATGATCGCCGCGTGGCGAAATCTGCAATTGCATCATGAAGCGGTTGGCGATACACAAGCCGTTGAGCGCTTCAGCGCATACTGCACCGCTGGTGTTATTATGCTGGGTGACCTGCTTGGTGAAAGCTATGCCGGTGTTGAACGGGCCGTGTCTGCTCGTTACGATAAGATTTACGGCGACCGGGAAAGCGTGAGCCATGACTAAACCTATTGCCGTTGCCCTCGCCGTTGCACTTGCGGCCGGGGCCGTGCTCGCGTGCAGCATGAGCAGCGAGCCGGATTATCGAGCGTGCGCGGTGTGCGGTGCCCAGGTAGCTATAAGCCCAGAGCCAGCGCTAAACCATTGGGTTTCGGGCGATAGCGTAGTTTGCAACGATTGTTGGAAAATGCTGAACAACCGGTAAAGAAGGGGCGAACCTCTCGCCCTTCGCTTTACCTATACCCGATAAGCCCGGTCATCTTGAGCCACTGTTCACGTGTGGCGGGACTGTCGAAGAAGCAAACGCCAATGGTATAGAGCCGCTGTAGGTTCTTGATAAACGGATCTGCCCGCTTGATCATATACATGTTCGGGCGCATGTCCTCGGCCGACAGCGCAAACAGATGATACTTCGGAGAGTCGGCATCTTTAGGAAGCTTGCGCGTTATATGGTAATACCCGTTTCGCTCATCGACCCAGCATCCGAACCGCTTTCCCTGCCACTCGAACCCGTAGAGGTAGCGGGCGCGAGAAGGCTTCGCGGCTATGAACTCCTCGCCCGCGTTCGCGAACTTCGCGTCTATCATAACGCCCGCGTACTGCGTCCCATCGACCAGGCGGCCTACAACCGTTTGGCGCTCCTCGTCGGCGAACTGCTTGTTTTTGGCGTACTCCACAAGCACGGTCTTATTCCGGTACCAACTGAACCCGTCTTTCGGCTCGCCCTTCAGTTCGCGGCCCAGGAACAGAAACAGCGGGTTCGTGAGGTCGCAAGCGTTGCCCAGCAAATACATGTGCACGTTCTCGCGGTCTCGCGAAATGGTTTTGTACAAGTCGAACAGAGCGCCCATGTCGTCGCGCAGATAACCTGGCGGGGTCTTGAGCACACGTATATACTCATCGAAGATTATTTTCTTGACCCTCGGGAATGCCACGCCCTTATAACTCGCTTGTTTCGAAAGCGGGATGCAATGGCAAACCTCCTCCCACTTCGCGGAGTCGTCGGGCGTTTTCTTGCGCACAAGACCCGTGTAGCCCTGCATTTTGAACTCATATCCAGGAAACTCGTCATGCGCTGCTATATCGTCGAATATCTTCGGCGCGCTGGTCTTCAGCTCGGTATCGTAGCGGCGCACATAGACGAACTGCGATCTATCCCGCATCCAGTCTTTTACAGCAGCTTTCGTGAACCCGTAGGTCTTGCCGTATGAGCGCATCGAGATAACGGCGGTAAGAGGCGCGCCGTAGCTGATTGCCTTCGATGGATTGTAAAATTGTCTGCTCATGTCCCTCACTATATCACACGTAACGCCGAACTCGCCAATCATGCGCACCGCGGGCGTAGGCGTTCGCGTCCTGCTTCACCTTCGGGCCATTGTCCGGCCCGCCGTGCCCTATAAGCTGGTTGTCGCCTATATAGGCCTCCACATGGTCGAACGAGGCGTTGTAGCTTCGCCAATTAAAGAACACCAGATCCATAACATGCATCTCATCCTGCGGCAAGTCCCCGCTGCCCTCGGCGATTATCTCCCCGTAGTTCTGCTGGTCGCCCGTCCAGGAACCTATGTTCTCCCCCGTTACGAGGTGGTACACGTACCACATGAGCGCCGAGCAGTCCGTATAGCCCGACTCCTCGGGGGACATGCGCCCCGCGCCCTGCGAGTACGCAAAAGCTCCTACATGTTCGAGAAGCCACTGTTTCATCTCTTCCAGGGCCGCGTTTCCCGATGATGAGCCTCCGCCCGTGCTGGTGCCAGGGTTCGGCTCGCCTGTCTTCGAGATGCTCGGTAACCAGGTGTTCGGGGCGGACTTGTAACACGTTAGGCCGCTTGCGTAGATCCCTGTGCCCCACAGCGTCATAACGCCGTTGTCCAGCTGTACTCGGGTAACAGCTGCCGAAGGCTGCCCCGTGCTGCCCGTGTTCTGCCCGCCGCTGCCCGTGCCCACGTCCTGCACCTGCCCGAAGTCGGGCGGTGCGCTCTCGCCGTCCCAATCGGCGAGCCTGCCGTAAACGGTGTTGTAACGGTTTTTGTAGCGCCCTAAAATCCCGTTGTTGAGGCACGCCGCGTGCATCGTGTCGAGCGTGGCAGATCCGCCGCACGCCCCTATCACGCTGCCCGCCTCGCGCGGGGACTGATGATACATGGCCATCGCGTAGATAAGCGTTTGCGGCCTGTCCTCGGAGAGTCCCCACCCCGTCAACGTCTCGATATAGCCCGTTGCGTCGTCAACCCAGAGCTTTTGCTGCCCAACGTGGTTCTTATCGCGCTGCGCCCACGTCTGCCACGCTGCCGCTTCGGCGTCGTCCACGTAGTAGCCTGTCCACCAGTTCCAGCCGTAATCCTGCTCGACCGCCGCGGCCAGTTTCGGTGCGGCCGCTTTGAACGCCGTATAACCCTCGGGGTCTTCGGCTGCGCAACGCTCTATGCAGATCTCCGCCCGCTGGCCGTAGTTCTGCATCATCCCGATCGTGATAGGGTCGGCGCGGTATACTCCCGTCCAGTCCCAATTGCTTTCCACCTCGCCGATAACATACATGGCATACATGATCGTGTTGTCCCTGGTCGGCATGCTCTCACCTCCTTAACCAAAAAGGGCGGGCAATGTGCCCGCCCGAGATTGCTTTCCGCGGCTATACCGCGAGGAACGTCAGGACGCCCACTGCGTCTTCTGTTTGCGACTGTCCCGTTACCATGTTGATGAAAACATTTCCCGAGGTATCGACCTGCAAGAAGCCCGGTCGGTTGGAACCGCTGCTCGAGCTCAGCACAAGGCCGGTCATTGCGGCGGCCGGCGCATACTGCGCGTCAAGCGTGCCGATCTGCGTTTTCTGGTTGCCTGGAACGGATACGCCCGAACATGCCACCGTTACGACGTTGCCCCACGCGTAGGCCGTGCAGCCGCTGCTCATGGCGGTACCGATGGCGCCGGTCTCGCCGCTCCACTGCACCCAAGCGTTGTTGCCGTTGTTGACCTGCGTCGCAACGCCGCTTGCGAGCTTCTCGCCGGTGATAGCACCGTTCAGCACCTTGTCGGTCGTGACCGCTCCCGCGGTAAGCTTGCCCGCGGTAACCGTTCCGTCGTTCAATGTCATGTCTCCCGTGCTCGCGCTAACCGAGATATCGCCTGAGCCGCGCACGCCGCCAAGCGAGGTGGTGCCCGCGATAGGCAGCGCGTACTCCTGCGGGATGCTGCCCGCTACTCCGAACAGCGCCGCATCGACCGAGCTCGCAAGCCCGTTTATCGCGTTCACGCCGTCGATGGTGTCCGTGCCGTTGATGGTCGGGAAGTTGTAATGAGAAGTTGCCATTTTAGCTCCTTAGTCGGTATAGCCGGGGGTGTTGACGTCGATGTGGTCGACAGGCGTGAGCTTCGCCCGCTGCTGCCCGTCGCCCCAATAGATGTTTCCGAACATGTCCACCTCGAACCAGGAACGCCCCGAGGCCTTGAGGTCGTTCCACGTCTTGCCCGTGTTCGCGAGCTCGTCCCACGTGCAGGCATACGTGCGGAGCATGTCGTACATCTGCTTGCTGACTTGATAGGCGTAGTCGCGCATACCCGTCACGGGGTTTCGCTGCGCGGTAACGCCGCCTTCGAGCTTCGACAGCTCGTCCTCGAGCGCTGCGATGAGCGAGCCGAGATATTGCCTCAACGCGGCGTCGGCGTTGACGTAACCGTTGGTGACGCTCTGCACCGCCGCGGCGATCTGCTCGGCGAGGTAGTCGGCGCTCACACCCTCGTAGTTTACTTTCAAAAGCGCTTGCAGAAGCCAATTGATCTGGTCCTGCTGCCGAACAGCGTACTTCCACGTCGGCGGAAGCGGGTACTGGTACCCTTTGTACGCGAAGTCGAAATCGCCCGTGTTCTCGATAACGGTCATATACGCACCTCCTAATCGAATATCTGCAGGTAATAAGGCTCAAGCCCATTATACACGAGGTAAAGCGCGTTGTTTACCGAGGTCGCCCAGCTCGTGAGCATGTCGCCCGCGGGCATGCTGCGGCCCGACGTTTTCGAGCTTTCGCTGCTCGTGCTGTCCGTTAGGTTCGTCGCGTAGTTCTCGGCGGCCGACAGCTGCGTTTGCGGCGTTGCGGAAAAAAGCTGCCGCGCCTCGCTTTCGTGCTCGCCTGCGCTCTCGTATCCTGCCAATATGTCTATCTCCCCGTCCAGCACGGAGAACATGGGATTGAGCGCGGGCATCATCTCGTGCATCGTTCGCCGAATCAGTCGGAAATGGTCGGACGGTGTTTCCTGCGCGATCTCCCTGTAGGCGAAGTGCTCGTAAACCCGCGCGTTGAGCCACTCCCGTTTGCCCTCGTCGAAAATAGGGTAATCGCTCATGGTCTCGTGCCAGTCCATACCGTACAGCTCCACGCAGTCGTGCAGAGTCGGCCCGTCATCGGTAATCAACATTGCTTGTCCCCTCCTCGCTCGCGTCCCCGGCAGGGTCTCCCACCCCGCCCAGGTCGTTCAAATCCTCGTACACGTGCCGTGCTGCCCAGGTCGCATACGGACGGATACCGAACACGCGTTCGCACGCGTCGGAAAACAGGTCCCGCGCCCCCTGGAAATTGCGCCGCGCGAGCATAACCTGCTCGTTGTTCTGCAATACCTCAAGCGATACTTTTCTCTCCCGCTTCTGCGCGTTCGGGTCGTTGTCCACGCCCATAACGGATAGTGCTTGATTGAGAATACGCTGCTGGTCGGAAAGCAGGTCGCCCGACACGTAAGGCGCTTCGGTTTGGAGCACCTGCACCGCTGCCCCCACGTCGAACCCCGCCGCGTTGTAGGTGATATATTGGTCGTTGTTCTCGAGCTTGCGCACGATCCGCGCGGCCGTCTTCTTCTGGCCCTCGCCGCTCGCGATAATCCACGGCGTCCTCTGCGCCCCCATGTTCACCTGCACGATCCTATCGATCTCGGCGAGCCTGATCGCGTAGTTCTTGAGCATCGTGAACAGCGGCCGGCGCAAAAGCGAGTCGAAGCAGACCGCCACGTCGGGGGCGCACACGCGAGGAACGTCCTCGCCGTCCACGGCAACCGCGTATGCCTGCGCGTGGCGCTGCCATAACCCGCCCGCAGGCGACGTTAGGTTTACCTCGTTAGGGTTGTAGTACATGTTCATCCCGTCGCCGTATGACGCTTGCGCGAACAGGTACCCGCCATTGTCCATGAACAGCCCGGCCACGCCGAAGCGGTACAGGATGAGCTCCACCGCGCGGGGGTCGATTCCCGCGGGCAGGTCGTGCCACTCGAAGCGGGACAGCGCGATTCCCTCGAGGTACTGCATCCAGAAACGATACTGCCACATCTCATAGCGCTCGTCTCTGGTGTGAACCTGCCGCATATACGAGGCCCCCGCCGCCATGTCGAGCAGCTCGGGAACCTCGTTGTCGTCGTAGTATTTCGCTACTTTGTTGCCCATTTTCCGCCCTCCTAGCGCGGCGTGTTCTCGCAGGGCATGATTCCGCCTATGTTGGCGGGGTCGCCCCACACGGTGACACCCTTCGCGAAGATGCCGCGAATCGCGTCCTTGTCGGCCTCGGCGCATTCTGCGGACTCGATATAGATATCCGTGAACTTCCAGTACGTATAATAGCGCATAACGTTGAGCGGGCGCCCCCGCATCTGCACCACCTCGTGCGCCGCGTAGCCGTACTTCCCCCAGTAATCGCCGATGACCCGCGCCATCTGCTCGTTTAGCGTCTTGTATCGAACCTCGATTCCCATATAGCCGTTTGCGAGGTTGAACCCGTCGCCTCCCGACTGCCCGACGATCGAGGGCTGCGTTAGCGCCGCATCCTGCACGCTCGCGTTGATCTGCGCGATGGTCTGCTCGTAGTCCCCTTGGCTCGCCCACTTCGCGAGGTTGTAATTTTGGGATGCCTGCGAGGACGCGAGGTTCTGCGTGTTGGCAAACTGCATGTTGCTCGCGACAAGCCCGATCGCCGTACTAGCCCCGCCTAATGCGGCTCCGACTATGTTGCCTGGTGCCATCTTGCCAGTTGTGAGATAGTTTCCGCCTGTGAGGCTGCCGACTGCGGACAGTGCGCCGTTAGCGACGTCAGCGATGTTTTGGATGTCCTTGTTTCTCCGCGCGGTGTCGAGCGATTGCATCGTCTGCGAGAACCCCAGCTGGTTCGCGGCGTTGCTCTTCGCAAGGGACCACCCCGCGCCCGCGTAGCTTGTATTGAGCGAGTTGATCCGCTGCGCGATCGAAAGCGTTCCCTCGTCGTTTACCAGTGTGAACTTTGGAAAGCCTTGAAACCAAACCGCATTATCGAGATTGTTACCTGTTCGGATAAACCCCTGTTTCGTTCCCGACATGTCGGCGTAATCGTAGGCGATAACCTGGTTAGAGCCGTCGAAGCCGCGCGCCCCGCCGTATGACAAGGGCCACACGGCAACGCGCATACCGGGATTAGCGGCGCAGCTCGTGGCGCGCATAAGGATTTTCCCCTCGACGGCCGAACACAGCTCGGGTTTGAGGAGAAGAGGCGATCCCTGATAGTTAGTCCACTCGATGACCGAGTAAGGATAGCAGCAGAACTTTCGCATCCAGCGATATTGCGGGGGTATCCCGTTGTTCAACTGCTCCCAGATGTTTTCCGTGTCGAACCAATCGAACGTGTCGGGCGTGTCTCCTAGGTAGTTTGCAGGCACGCCGCCGAGGTTCACCGCGTCCCCGTCCGACAGCAGTTCCGACGGGAAGCAAGTTATATCGATGATGCCCTTAGCCGCCCAAGGTGCTTTTTTGATCACGCTCATGAACGTTGGGAACCTGTCGGTTGCCATGGTGTACACGTTGCAACCTCCGATGAGCCCGTCCACTCGCTGGCCCTTCGCACATTCCAGGTTGGGGCTTGACGAGGTGCCCCAGTCTGCCGTGAGATCGACCGTGGACGTGATGAGGACTTTCCAGCCGCCGCCCGAGGCGTTGGAAATGTCTTTCCATTCATGATTGACAACGACGTACTCGCTGCCGACGTCCAGCCCCTCGGGCGTGGTGCACCAGCGCCGAAGGTTTTCGCTCTCGATACCGCCGACGCTCCCGCCGTCTGCGTCGTAAACCTGTCTCATAGGCAGATGCCCGCGCTCAAGGAATCCCGTTCCCAGCTCGCACCCGTAGATATAGGTCGTCCATACGTCGAGCTGCAATTCGAGCGCGGTCGTGTTCGGCGCGACATACGATACCGACGTGACGAAATAGTAGAGCACGGGAGGGGTCGTCTCCCCAGGTATGGGAAGCTCAGGGTTTATCACGCGCAGATAGTTGTACCTGTACGCGCGCGAATAGGGGACGTTCACCGTCACAGGCTCGCGGGGCTTGAGGTACGTCATTTTATCAAGGCAAACGCTATCGGCGCTCGCGCAAACCGCGTCGAAGTAGTCATCGCGCGCCCGCGCGCTCTCGAAGCAAACCACGTCTTTATAAGCCGCGTCCCACGGCACTTTGCACAAGGTCACGCGCGAATCTGTCGGCCACTCGATCGGGCTGAAAGCCATTATCTCACCTCCATAAAGAAAAGGGGCGGGATTGCTCCCGCCCAGATTGGCCGCTTCGCTATTCGCCCGCCGCGGTGCCGAGCGTGATGTTGGCGCTCTTGGTCGGGTCGTGAGTTGCGACGGCGGTAACTGCGATCGTCTCGTAGTCGCTGCTCTCGCTCACGTGCAGCACCCCGAAGCGGTCCACGTACGTCCCCGTATCGGGAAGGATAACGGGAAGCTTGCCAGCGGCCGCTTGCGCCGCCGTGCCCGCCGTGACGATGAAATAGGCGTTGGCGTCGGTCGCGTTGTCGGAGTAGGTGACCGTCGGCACAAGCTGCACCACCAGGCCAGGCTTAAGCTCGGAAACGCCGCCCGCGGGGTCGGTCGCGACGGTGACGGATTCGACGGTTCTGCCCACGGTTGCGGCTCCTTCGGTGTTGGCGTCGGTCGAGAAGCGAACGGCGTTTCTCTGCTTCGACGTGGCGTAGATGCCGCGCGCGTGCAGATAGGTGTACGTTGCGTCGGTCTTCGGGTTGTAGATGGACGCCGACTTGTTCAGGATGTCGTACACGCGGAAGAACTCGCCGTCGGCGAGAATAGCCTGCGTGCCCTTCAGCTCGTCGGGCCACTCGTCGATAACCACCTGTCGGCCCACGAACTCGGCGAACGAAAGATTGAACGCCGCGGAAAGCACGTTCACATCGACCGCAGAAGCGACGGTGCTATCGATAAGCAGCATCATGTTAGAGGCCATGCTGTCGCACTTCTCGGCGTTGAACTTGCGCGAATAGAAGCCGTTCAAGCGAAGATACATGGAGCGGATGAGCTCGACAAGCGTCTTCCCGTCCGCTTCCTTCGAGGTGGACGTTGCGAGATCGGACACATGAATATTGTAGAAACCCGATCCGATCTCGTACTCGCCAAGCGAGTTGAGCATGATCTTGTACTCGTCCCACGCGGCGGACTGGTTAGGCGCGTTGAACATCATGTTCACAAGCCCCGCCAGCTGGCCCTCGTTCTCGGCCGCTTCGGCGATAAGATCTTCGTTGGTCTGCACACCGTAGACGTCGGCACGGTTGCGGACGTAGTAATTGGCCACCACGTCGGCGGGCGCCGCCGTCCAGGGGTTCGTGTCCATTTGATCGTAGTTCTCGGCCTCGATGAGGTTGTTTCCGACTTCCATCGCGATGGAACCCCAGCTCATCCCCGATTTGAAGGCTGCCAAGGGATTGTTGAACTGGTAGGTGTTGAACAACATCAGGCCGATTCGGTTCACGAGGATACCGATGAACTCGTTCCAAACCACGGGATAATCGCGGATGGTCCGCGCCGTGCGGGCAAGGTTCGCCTGCGTCGCCACGGGCACGCGGTCTTTATATTCCAGGCTCGCCGATTTGCGAATGCTGTTCAAGATGTCCACATTGGACGCGTTGAGCTGTCCCTGCATATGCAATCACTCTCCTATTTCTTTTCCTCGAAAAGGTCTCCGAAAAGCTCCTCATCGCTTTCCGGCCCGTCGTCCTCGGGGTCGTCGTCCTCGCCTTCGCCCTCGTCGGCGGGCGCGGTCGCCGCCTGCGTCATCTCCCAAAGCTTCGCGGCGGTCTCCGTGTACTTTTGCGACAGCTCGGAGTTTTCGGCCTCAAGCTCGGCAATCCGCGCGTTTGCGCCCTCGCTCACCTTCGAAAGCTCGCCCAACCCGTCGCGCAAGCCGTCCACATCCAGTTCGTCGGCGTCCAGCATTGCCAGCAGTGTTGCGAAATCCATATTTTACCTCCTTATACAAGTGTGCGCGGGGTTACGCCTTGCTCGGCTCCCCCGCGCACGGTAAAGGTTGCCGGATCTACCGTGACCACCGCTAAAAGCCTTGCCGTAGGCCGAGCACGTGCGGGCTCGCGCGAGCGAGTGGCTCCCCGTGCTCTACTTGCGGCAGTTCGCGGAATCTCGGCTATACTGTATTATACACGGTTAAACCGGCAAGGAAAGAAGGGCAACATGCGCGCAACCTATAGCGGCGGTAATTCAACACCTTATTACGTCGAGATAACGGCGAACCCCGACAAGCGCCGCCGCACCGCGGAAATCGAGACAACCGTATATTGGGACGACGGCGAGCGGCCGCGCCGCGCGACGTGCACAAGGGAGATTAACCGCCAGTGCGAAGCGGATCGCCTGTTTTCCGAAGTGCTCGCCTTGCTCGCGCGGGCGGGAATCTACCCGACGCCCACAGAGTCGGACGAGATTCACGAGCTGCTCGCGCGGGTCCGCATGGTCGCGAAAGAGGCGTAAAGAAAGCCCGAGCACCTGCTCGGGCTTTCAAACATCTGCTAACAACTGTCAACAGTTCGCGTTATAACTACCCCAGCTTCTCGATGAGCTTGTCGAGCTTCGCATCGACCGCTTGAATTGCGGCGGCGTTGTCTGCCACCGCCTTTCCAATCCACTTGATATGATCGTGGTCGTTCAGCTCCACGCCGCGCCCCGTGGGGTCGTACGTGCCCGTTACCTGCTCGTAGACGGTGGCTAAAAGCTTGTCCTGATGCTCGGTTAACATGTCTTCCTCCTTGTTTGCGTAATCTCCGCCCAGGCCGCGCACCACCGCGCCGCAGAGGGCGCTCCAGCTCGTCGCGTGCCAGGCTTCCGCGTCCGCCTCGCTATCCACGAAGCACACCTCGATGAGGATGGCGGGCATTTCCGTGTGATTCAAGACGTATAGCCCCGCGGTGCTCTTCGCTCCTCGGTTCGGCAAGCCCAGAGCCGATGCAAGCTCGCGGCTCACTTCCCGCGCGCAAGTCTCGGCAATCGAATAAGGGTAGTGCCAAACCTCGGTACCGGTCCCGCCGCCCGCGTTGAAATGAACGGCTATGAAGAGGTCGGCTCCCGACGCGTTGGCGATTCGGCACTCCTCGCGAAGCTCTGCGGAAACGTCGGGCTCCTCGTTCGAGCAGTCGGTGACGTACCAGCCCTGCGCATCGAAAGCGTCTATAAGCTGTGCGACGAAAGCGCGGTCGCACTCGTACTCGTCGAGGTAGCCCGACGCTCCCCTCGCGATGGCGGAATGTCCGCCTGCGATTGCTATATTCATGTCCTAAACCTCCTTCGGCTTCTCGTAATAAAGCGCCTGCTCGCTGTCGCCCACGCCCGCCGTGGTCGGGTCGGCGACGATGCCCAGAATCGCGAGCACGGCGAACAGCGCGTTCACGATCGCGGCAAGCTGCGCGCTGAGAACGCCGAAATCCCACTCGTACCCGAACGGCGCCGCGCACACCTGCACCAGCAGCAGCACCGCGGGAACCAGTGCCAGCCAAAAGTTTTTGTTTCTGATCCTCACTTTCCAATTGATGCTCATGAGTTCCTCCGTCCCTGCTCTTCGTCGCCTCGGCCGAATTGCTCCTTCAGCGCGAAGCCGTACAGCTTCCAAAGCTGGTCGCGAAGGTGCTCGCGACAGATACCGGCTCCGATTTCGCGGTCGTAGTTCTTCGGGTCGACGCAGCCCGACTGGTCGCTGATGGTGAAGCCGTTCGGCAGGTTCCACGCCACGATGGTGATGCCGGGGAACGGCTCCCAGACCTTCTCAAGGCATTGCGCCTGGATAGCATCGATGTCCTCATTGGCCAGTTTGTTTTTCATTTTCATTGGGTTCCTCCAATCTTCATATCTTCCAATCTTTCCACGCGATCGGCCAGCTCGTCGTGCCGCTTCCAAGCGGTCGCCGCGTCGGTTTCGAGCTTATAAGTCCGCTCGATAACGGAATTGTGCTTCTCCACCTTGTCGCTTAGCGCGTCCATTTTGGTCTCGAGCACCGAAAGCCTGTTGCTTATCGCCGCGTACACCCCGCCCGCCGCGGAAGCAGCGGACAGCAGCGCCGAGAGAGCGGGCACGATAAGAGTTGTAACGTCGAACTCTATCACGTTGCGCGAACCTCCTATCTAATCGAGAACGGCGAAGGCAAAAGCACCATTCCGCCGCGAACCTGTATCGGTTTAAGCCCCCAGTTTCTCGTGTTACTATAGCACGTTTCGCAGTCGCACCCGCAGCCACCGGGCAGATAATAGGGGCATTCGCTCGTTTGGAAACCCTCGCGAAAATCCTCCCATCTCATTATGTCCTTGAGCGATTGCGACATGCCCGCGCAAGTGTACTCCTCCTCGCCGTCCACCGTCTCAACGTATGTTTTCGCTCTGACGAAGCGCGCGCGCTCGAAAGTTGCCTCGTGTTTCCATGCCCCCAGCTTTTTCGGGTGAATCTCGATATCCTCGGGAATCTCCTCACCGATCGCGTGGATGCTGTCCGTGTCCGCGTAACAAAAGCGGTCGCCGAACTCGCAGGCGGTGAGGATCGTCTTTCTCCGTGCATACGCCGTGATGAAAATGCCCATAGGCAAATAAACAGGCTCGCGTTCGCTCTCCTTGCCTTCGAGAAAGCAAAGAACTCCCTCGGAATCCAAGGCGGGGACTTGCCCGCGCTGCAAGATCTTCTGCGCAAGCTTTCCGTATAGGCCGTTCAGCTTGAGCTTAGCCTCGGCGCGCCCGCCTGGCGTTCTCGCGTTCTGCTTCTGCGTCATATAGGTGTCTATATAATCGTCGAAAACGCCCTCGCGCTGCGCGAAGCTCCAGCCACCGTCCCAGCTCCAAACCTCGATGTCGTACATCTCGCACCACAGCTCGTAATCCGCGCTGCACACGACAAGCGGGGTAGGGTCGGGGATAACGTCCGTGTATTCGCGCTCGCCGAATATAGACGATCCTCGGAGCTGTATGCAAGGCAGCTTGCCTGGCTTGAGCTTCGCCGTGATGGTGACTCCCGCGATCCACAGCGGGCGCTTGGGCGTGGGGTTCGGCTTGCCCGCGAAATAGGCGGGGTTGCCGACGGGAAGGGGATTGTATCGCATTGCCCAGGGATAGAGCGAGTTCACGTCAAGGCGGATGCCGCGGCCAACGTCCTCGCCTTTGTGCTTCGGGTTGACGTATACCCAGCCGCCGCGGTACGCGCGCCGCATCGCCGCATCGATAACGCCGTTGATAACCGGCATTGTCGCGCGGTAGCGCTCCTTGCCGTAGAGATCGCGGAACGTCTCCAAGCAGTCGCTAGAGGTGGTGAGCTTTGTGCCTGACATCAGGCGCACGCACATCGCCTCGGCCATGATGAGCACATCGCGGCGCAGATAGTCCAGCTCTTCGGCCGCGAGCTCGTGCCCAACAGGACGATACCGGTTGTAATCTATCTCGCCTTTTGACATTTCCAGACCGTACGTTTTGGCCACGTCGCGAACGGGCATGGTTATCTTCTTGTAACTGTCCGCGAACTTCACTTTAGTACCGACGGCGATAGAATAGAACTTGCCTAAATCGTCTATGAGCGCTGAGAACTGCCCAGTGCGCGGCCTGTCCTCGGTATGCTCGTAACCGTGAGAAAGCAGCCACGAGGTTATAAAACTGCCGTCGAACTTGAGGTTATGGAACCAGTACCGCCCAGGGTGTGCGAACACATGTTCCATAAACTCGTCCAAGCTCGTACCATACGCAAACGTATCTTCGGGGTTCTCGCATATGTCGGCGGCTCCCCATGCCCACACGTGGCAATCATCGATATAGGTGTTCGTCTCGAAGTCGGCGCAATACTCGCGCATCGCTTATCACGCTTTCGCAGCGCGGTCGGCGTTCTGTGGTGAGAACCTGTTTACTAAATCGAGCATATACGCGCTAGATTCGGACTGCACCGCAGCTAGGTCGCGCTCTTTTGTATGGCCTTGCTTCGAATAGTAATCATCATATTGGAAGTCGCTCATCTGAACGTTGAAATCGGTGAGCGTTATCATCTCCAGGAACTCTTTAGCGGTCATACGCCCGATAGCGTCGGCAAGATCGCGCTGATTGTTGTCTATGAGCTTGTTCCTCGCCACCTTGCGCCAATGCTCGCTCTTCTTCAATACGCGGCTCATCGAGGACGTGGCGCCCAACAGCGTTTTGGTTGCGCGAGCTATCTCTTTGCTAGACATAAACGGTTCAGTACGCTTCAACGGCGAGAGGTTGCGCGAAACGTAGTGCTCGAAGTCCCACTCGCTCATGGCGGCCACGTCCACACCGGGCGCGCCGAACTGGTAATAGGCTCCGCCCTTTACGATGTTTTCCAGCGTCTTCTTGCGCGTCTTGTTGACGCCTTCCAGAATCGCGCTAAAACGCTCTTGCGCCTTCGAGGAGGTAAAGCGACCGTTTCCCACAGCGCTATAAGCGTTCCCGCGCTCGTTGAAGTCCTTGAGCTGCCGCAGAAGCACGCCCTTCTCCCTCGCGTTCAGCTCGCCCTTGCGATAGCGCTCATAGAGCGTGCTAGATCCGGGCGCACCGCCGCGGCTTGCCTGCCAGTCCGTTTTGCGAGGGTCGATAGCGGCGATCTCGCTTGCGGTTGCGCCTTTCTTCTTCAAGCGGTATACTTTGTTACGCGTGCCATGCAAGGCTTTTCCGATGGCCTCATCCAGGTTGCTACGATTCCTTTTCGCCATGGCCGCCCTTTCTTCCTTGCGCCCGCCTGTCATCAAGGCGGGCGTTGATTTTTTCGCTGCACAAGACATTCTACCCGCCGCGCGCCGAAGAAAAAGGGGTTGGCTCGCGCCAACCCCTTTTTTCCGGAATCCCTTGGCGCTTAGAGCACGTCGAGGAATTTGAAACGGCGGCCCTTCGCAGTGTTGGTCTCGCGGCACACCACCGTAAGAGGCTCGGACCAGCCTTGCGGGTCTCCGAACATGCTCACGATGTTCATCGCAGACCGGATAACCCCGTTCGAGGAAGACACGTACGCAGTTCCTGCGCTGTCGATGAGGTAAACTCCCATGACCTGCTCCACATCGCCTACCTCGGTAGTAACCGTCGTAGGAGAGAACACGAACGCGGTGATAGCGAGCGGCGTTTCCATGAAATCACGCAGCAGCTTGCTCGCGTTCGTTGCCTTGTAGAGAAGCTTCTGCCCTTCGAGAGTGTCCGTCGGGAAGGTGGAGTAGAAGCCTTCCTCGCGAACGTGCTGGATGATCCGCTCGGAAAAAGTCATCTCGTTCTTCGCGATACCCTGCTCGGAATCCATCATCATAATCTCGTCAGCCATTTTAGTTTCCTTTCTTCTCATGGCTTACTATTCGCTAACGGCCTTGTTGCCGCCAACTTCGAGATAAACATCGCCCGTTATGGCATCTCACACGGTAAGTAGAGGCTCTCGCTTATCGTGATGCACGGTTCCTCCGTTGTCAGCCTCGAGATCGGCTTTACCCGTTCGTTCTGCGTGCTCAACGAACTCATCAACGTCCATAACGTATATGTCTTCACTCGTTACGACGTTGCGCACGGTTAAAAGCGGGTTGCCCTTGTCTCGGCGCACGATGTTAGCCATACGCGGGGCGGAAACCTGCCCGCCGACCTCCATAGTTCCAAGGCGCTTGCCGTTCTCGTCGTACACCTCGGCGGTAGTGCGCTTTATCTTGCGCTTGATAAGCCTGCTCATGATTATACCTGCTTCCTTTGCATATACAGCTTATTGTATATCGCTATAACGTCGCGGTCGATTTCCTGATAGCTCTTGCCTGTTAGCACCTTAACCACCTCAAGCCCGGCGCTATACCGATCGGAGTAGCGCTCGTAGCGCCTAGGCTCTATAATCTCCGAGTTGAGCGCCTCGAAGCGGCACCGGGCAAGCGTGTATATTGCCTCCTGATAGCCGCTTGACCATTTTTCGCGCATCAACCGATCTCCCTTTCCTTCTCGAGACGCCTGGCAAGAGACCACGCGTCGGCTTCGATTTCGGGAATCGTAACGCCTGATATGATGTTGAGCACATCGACCCCACCGCTGTATTTGCCGCAGTGCTCCAACATTTTATCGTGCTCATAGTTGGGATTGATCGCCAACTCGCAGCCGTCGGGCTTTTCGGGGTGCCAGGAGCTGCATAGTTCTTCGGCGAGGTAGTCTATCACCTCGTTGTACAGTGCGTCTGGAATTGTTAGTTGGTTCATTTTCCTTCACCTTCCAACTACTGGCGATACTTCGATTCGTATGCTTCGCGAACATCGGATTCCACCTTATGGATACCCTTACCACACGCAATGGCGAGAATAGAGATTCCAGCTTCCAGCTTGTCAATATAGGTGGTGTACGTGGGCGTTTCCCTTTCGGCAAGCACGGCCATGCGCCTATAAAACACGAGCTTATCGATAGCATCGTTGTAATTGTCAGTGCTCATTTTCCTATCCTTTCTTCCGGTTCCCTTTCGGCGTGTTTATTATAGCACGATTTGCGCAAAACTCGCAATAACGAATTTTCCCGAATTTTTGGCGTGCGAATTTTGCGCGTGCGGTGCGCGGTGG